TTGTAAAACCATGTTCTTGAGGGTCATGTTGTGCCAATCGTCTTTGAAGGGGTAATCCGGAGCGGCTAGGTAATTTTTTTGGTCGATGATTCTTGATTCCTCTAAAACATCTACTAGGTCTGCCAAAACTTTCATGTCTGATTTACTAAGCAATAACTGATTGTTTGCAAAAGCAGCAAATTCACTAGCTTTCCCTTTCCTCGTGGAGTTTGGAAGCCGATCTGTTGGGTTTTCCATGTCTTTAAAAAAATTGTCGACTTTTGTTGCTGCCTCTGTTTTTGCTCGTTTGATGTTTTCTGCTTGCGGTAAAGGTTCATCCCCTTCAAAACGAGCAAAGATAAGCCTTTCTTCTGGTTTATAAGGCTCAAGGTATTTTTCAATGATGGGTTTCAATTCCCCTACTTTTTTTTGTATTTCAATTTCTTTTGCGTCAAGTTGTGCTTTGTTTTCTGCCACAAATTCTGGGGTTCTATAACCGTGTTTTGAACCTTGCGTGTGTAAATCCGATTGCATTTCGTCAATGTGCAAGGAACTTGTGCCGTCTTCAAGTTTTCTTTCTCTAGCCAAAACCGAAGATATTTGCGTATTATCGGGGAAGTGATTCTGCACGTCATGGCCTTCGGTTGCATTACCCCAATTAATGACGTACTCACGATAATCAGATCCGCCTGGTAAGTTTTCGTCAACGTATTGTTTGTATTGCTGGCCTTCAGCAAAAGGATGCTCGCTTTCAATCCTAAAAGGGGCGTATTCTGATAATTTATCTCTGAGTTGAATTTGCGCCTCAGTTCGACTGTAGGCAACGTTAGCATCGTCGGTAACTCTTTCGCCGCCTATGAAAAGATTATAGCCTACTTCATCGTTACCAAAAGCAAAGGTCTGATCGGGTATGACAGCTTCGATGTTGTCTGTAGATTTTATTTCGATTAATTCGTATGGGTTGCCAAAATATTCGTCTTTAGCGTATTCATCTAAATAATCATCTAAATTTTTTCCTTCGTTTTTAAAAAACTTTTCTATATCGTCCAAAGTTTGTGCTTTTGGCGCGTTCGGATAGTCTCTAGCGAAACCTTTTATAACATCTTGTATGGTATAATCATCACCCTGTGATATATCGTATTTAATATCGTCTAGTCTAAATTGATAATTTTTAGCCGTGGGACTCAACGGATCAAACACAGGCGTGGTTACTTTAAAATCTATGGTCGGCACGTCTTCACCTTGTATAACTCTTGTAACCAACTGAACTTTGTTTTCCGAGCCGTACTCAGCGACGTCGCGCACCGTTGCGTTTGGATTCTGCATGATGTAAGAATCCAGATCCAACAATTCTAATTCTTTGGGTTTGACGCCTTTATCGGTGTTGGCTTTTAACCAATTAGAGATCTGATCGCCTTTTAAGTTAGGAGGCGCTTTTGCTATCAAAGCCTCTAGCGTGGGTGATACATAATATGTTTGGTTTGGTTGTGCAAGATCTAAAATTTCCTCAAAGTTTTCTTCAACATTTGAGTAAAAGTTTTTGCTGTTATCGCTTGCAAACTGCTGCACGTCTTCTTGGATCTTTTGTTGGCGCAAACCTTCGATACCTTTCGCGGCAGGTTTGGTCAAACCTTTAGCCACCGGTGGAATGGCAGCGATGCCTTTAACCGTGGCGCCTAATAGGGGTCCCACAGCTGGGGTAGCGTAGAGCGCGTCACCGGCGGCACCCAACGATTGCAAAAACGCATCGAGATAGCGGCCCTCTTCAATGTTGGCAGGTAACGAGGGCAACGGTTCACCGGCTAAGAAGTCTTCTAAGGGTACATCGGCAGTCGGAAAGCTAGGCAGTTCTCCGGCCACATCAGCGACACCAGAACCAGGCGCAAATAGAGTCCCTATGTAAGCCGATTGAGCAGGCGTAGGCATCGTCGAGCGGATCTGTTCGAGTCGCTCTAATTCTTGCGCTACTTGGCGCTCAGTAAGGCTACCTAAGAAATCTTTTAAGTTGCCAAAAACGTCGATGTTGTTAGTTTCAGACACGGAAAAAGTCTAGCACAAGGAATCCTTATCTAAAAGGCGGTCCGGTAAACCAAGCCACGACAACGTGACGGGTGCCTTTTGTAACCGGTTTGACTCTGTGACTCAAAAACGAGCTGAACAAAACCACCTCGCCGACTTGCAGCTTGCGACTAATCTCTTCTTCGCTGGAACGAAAGCATATCTCGCCACCCTCAAACGCATCGTTGAGCATCAATGTCATGCTGATCTTGCGCGTAGCGGCCGTACCGTCGGGTCCTATATCAATATGATAGTTATAACCGTTGCTCGGCGCCTCGTAACTGATAATTTGCGCCTTTTCTATGCCGTTGATGTCGTATTTGAAGTGGCGATTAGCCGATATCGCTATTTTATTGAGAATGTAATACAAATTATTGGCCTGTTGGTCGATGTAGACGATCTTAGCGTCGCGCAGATCCCGATTTTCGTCCTCTGAGTCGCCCGCGTGCACTTTTGCTACCTCTGATTCGCTGTCTAAAAGGTAATTCTGGAAAAGTTTGACCTCATTATCGGTCAGCTGCATGCCGGTAACGCCGTGGCGGGGTAAATCAGTCATCTTCGTCTATGTGATAATTCAAAGTTAGCTCCTCGCCAGCTAAGATCTTCCGGCCCGAAACCAAATGGAAGATACGATAGTCGTCCCAATCGAGTTTTTCGACCAAATAACAATTATTGTCTTCGCTATGGTTGACGAAACCACCGAGCGGCGTGCGGATGTAGCCTTGGATGATCGGAACCTTGATATGTGTCATGCCGATGTCTAAATCGGCGTCGATGTCTTCCAAAGCAAACACTCCGGATCCTTCGATATCGCTGCTGTCGACCTCCAGATATTCGGGTAACGGCTTGTAATAGAATTTATTGTATTCATAGCTCATGGTTAAGCCTCTCGTATGCGGACCAATTCTTTTGCAAGACGGCCAGCCAATCGTGTATGGATAAAATACACACTTTGTCGTTATCTTTGGGCCAACCGTAGTTGACCGCGTACAGCGGGATGCACACCCGTACGGGTTTGCGGTTGAATTTAAAGATGAGAACCGGAATGTCGTCACCGGAGCTGGCGCATACTTGTTGCCACCAAGCGGGTTTTAACCAATCGCCGTCTTTGTAGAACTTGCACTCAACCGCATGATGCGGAATGTTGAGATCACAAAGATCCTTTTGTTGGTACTGATCGAGGTTACGTTTCGTCTCGTAATCTATGCCGTTGTCCAAGAAGAAACCGTTAAGAATTTTTGCTATATCGCGTTCGAATTGAGCGCCTTTGTTTCTACTGTTGATTGGCATTGTAGAAGTGTCTCAAAATTTGCACAAAATTACAATCCAAAGGGATTGTTTTTTTTGGTGATCTTATGTGTAAAACCTAGTTATTATTATAGTCGCTGACGCTGCCGGCCGATCTGGGGGTGTGGGTCCTTAAATTATCGCAAATCCCTGTAAAAAACCGGTCTCAAGGGACTCCAATCTGTTACGCGTTACTACTGTGAGCACAGTTTATACATAGTTGTAAATAAATATAACTTAGGATATGCCTAATAAAGTCAATAAAATCAATAGCTTACAACGCTTTGACTTTTTTTTTCTGAAAATATTTATTTTGACTGAGAGAGCGCCAAAACGAAGTTGTCTATCTACTTATCTTTATCCGAGTAAGTGTCTGGATCCGCACCTAATAACTGCCCTAATCTTTCCTTGATATCCTCGCGTGACATCTTCTCTAGGTTAGCGTTTATGTTGATATTCTGGGATCTATTAATCGACAGACCGGCTAGTTGATTAAGCTCTTTAATCGCCGAGACGGCGGCATTGAACTGTCCGTTCTCGTAAGCTTTCTCCATGACCTTCCACAACATCGTACCTGTTTTCTGTGGCGTAATCGCGTACTTCTCTGCCAGCTCGTCTTGCTTAATCCTAATCGCTTTAACCACGTTCGGAAAATCTTTGCCGTTCAATAATTTATTCGACGCCTGACTTGGAAACTCGTACCCAGCTTTTCTGGCCGCCTCGGTCATACCGCAAGCACCTTCGGTGTAATGCCAGACAAAGCTGCTTTGCATTTCCGTCAGGCCGTGCTCGCCGTCCTTCTCGAACTGCACCGGCGCATCGACTATCTTTTCTTTAGGTTTTCTCGGTCTGCCTTTTGTTGCCATCGTCTGCCTCTTCCAGAGCTATTATTCTACCGCCTATCAAAACAATATTCTTGTGTCCTTGTGCGCGTAATCGTTTCACCTCAACCATGTTCTTGTTTATCCTTGAATACTTCCTAACCATCTTAGCTCCTCAACTAACAGTGTACAGGGTGCAGTGTATAGCCACTTATAAATACCCTTTCTGTAACCCATAAGAATACCATCTTACGGCTATCACTTAACACTCTCTTTCATACACTATACACTATACCCTTATAATCCTATAAACCATATAATAGAAGGGTTTCATACAGTGCATAGCTAATCTTTACTATACCCTTTGCTATACCCTGTTATTACAAACTTACACATACATTCATAATAATATGCAATCATTCGCACAATCCACCACATACTCAATCTAACCCCCACACCCAAAATCAGGGTACTGTGCACTGTTGTTACCTTGGTATCTCATTAATTTTCTTCCTGTTCTTCCACAATAGATCTTCTGTAATCTAACAAAGCTTTACCTCGCAACATGCTATTCTGACTCTTATCTTTGTTTCTTTTTCGCCAAACACTAGCGTCCTTTTCTTTTTTACTTGGCTCCAACGAATCAAAGCCAAACATGTCTTTTTCTAATTCTTTATACCACACGTTGATATCTCTCATGCGTCTAACGCCGCCTTGTTGAATATCAATACATTTGAAATCCATCAGCTGCCAAAATCTATTTGCCGCAATGTCGCTACCGCATCTAAGCGATATGCCTTTTTTCAAATTAATCTTACACATATCCTCTAACGTATTAACCAACCCTGCTCCGTACCAATTACCGCGCAGATCGTATTCGATGCAGGCCTGATGTATTTTCAAATGCACGGCGTTAAAACTACCGTGATACAGATAACCTGCGTGTTGGTTATTGACGAGGGCCAACAAAATTCTTTGCTTGTCTAATTCTCTTTCAAACACTTGCTTTGGATAAAATGATAGATCCTCAGCATTCTTTTTTTGCAGGTGGTCGATAAACACTAGATCGTCAACTTCGGCATACCTAATGTCTAACTGCACAACAACCCCTGTTAGCTATCCCAACTCACGCCTACGGCTGGCGCCGAATCGTCTTCGACCGCCGTGTAATCTAAGTCATAGATCTTCTTACCATTACTTCTGCGCGGTTCTATGCCTCTTTCGTGTAACACACGAGCCGCCTCCTTGAAATCAGGCATCCTTGGGGATTTGATCCCCAAATCGCGCAACAGCTTTGTCATTTGTACTGGCTTTGCATAATCACTTTTAA